GTTCAGGTGGAACGTTCATCATGCGCTGAAACATATTAGGTAGCTCTTCAATAGATACATCATCTTCAGAAGGATCGAGTACAGCTTGAGCCGATTTAGACTGCTTTGACCACCATTCGACTGTGCCTGGGCAAACTACTTTATTGTATTTAGTAATCTGTTCAGCAACATCAAATTTATACATACTGCAATTAGATACTATGTCTTCAAGAGTAAGTTCACTAAGCTTCTGGTCATCAAATGCATAAAGAGCAATTGAAAGAATAGGTGCGGTATTAGGATTTTGACCTAATGTCTCATAATCGTATATTAAACATTGACTCATTTAAAGTTAACTCCAGCCATGATTTCTGTTAAGCAAGCTACGAAGTTAAGTTCAGCGTCTGCCACGAATGCGTTCTTGTATTGATAATCAGCTAAAATAAGAACTGTTTGAGGAATAGATGATGGTTCGATATATTCACCCATAGTATCATATATCTTTCTGAATAATGCTGTTGGTTCTTGGTCAATGTTATTAGCAACCCATTGTCGCATTTTCTTAAAGTCTTTGGCTTTTAAAGCAGACATAAGACCATCGAGAGATACGCTATTCAACGTTACTAATATACCAGAATCGATTGTACCAGAGACTGAATAGCGCTGAAGTTCATTTAAGACTCTACGCCAATCTGGACAATATTGCATAATGAGTTCAGCTAGAACTTGCTTGTCGTATTTAACGTTTTCGTTATCTAATATGTTTTCAGCTCTATTCATAAACTTAGCCATAAGACCAGGCATATCTTTCTTGCTTAAACTAAACTCGACAGTCGAGCATCGAGAATGTAATGGCTCGATGATTCTGTTCTTATAGTTGCATGTTAGAATAAAACGACAGTTAGAAGAGAATTCTTCAATAAAGCCACGAAGGGCAGGTTGAGTAGATTGAGCATTGAGATAATCAGCTTCATCTAATATGACTACTTTATAACCACCTTGTAACGAGATAGACGAAGCAAAGTGTTTGATTTTAGTACGAAGAGTATCAATGTTACCTTCTTCAGAGCCATTGACTATTAAATAATCAAGTTCTAATTCGTTACAAAGTGCTTTAGCGATTGTAGTCTTACCAACACCAGCAGTACCAGTAAATAGAAGGTTTGGGATTTCGCCAGATTTGACGATTTCAAGAAAGGTTGTTTTAAGTTGCTTTGGTAAAATAGCATCAGATACTTTAGCTGGTCGATACTTCTCGACCCATAGAAATTCATTTGACATAATATAACCTTTTCAATTCAAGATATGATAATTATATAATAAGGGGCAATAAATGTAAACTGTTATTATTAACAATCTAGCTCTACTACTTTCGACCACTTAAATGATCTCCAACCTTTTGCGTTTACGTCAAATACAGCAATCGCGTCAGACTGAGTTGTTCTTTTTTCAGGTGGTGTATCATATCCATGCTCGGCTAATATTGCTGGATTTAACGTAGAATCCATTACTCTTTGATCGCCGTTAACTTTATTAAAGGTAACCTTAACAATACCTTTTTCTAATGCTAAATACAGTCGTTGTAATGGTACCGATAGTTCTGCTACTTCTTGCATGTTGTCGTTGCTCATTATAAATTACCGTTAATTGTTCTTTTGTTAAGTTCATCAATATAGTCAACTTTCTTGTCGATTAAAACTATATTCTTTTCTAGACAGTCTTTTACCTTTTTGTCTGAAATGCCCTTTGCGTTTACTTCCATATGATGAATATCACGACGGATATCGGTTAGCATACTTGCTAATTCTCTTCTGTAAACACCATCACTGTTAATCTTGCTTTTGTACTCTGAGGAACCAGCGCTATACGCAAAGAACCCCATGAGTAACAACACTAAGACTATTATAGACATAACGAAGTATGTTTCCATTATAGCGCAACTCCATCTGATGCTTCACCGAAGGTTGAGCTCTTTTCCAATGCAATAAAGTATTCAATACCAGTTGAAGCAGTCCACTTAGAGATCAATTTCTTACTAATCTCAATATCGTAATCAGCAGTCATTAGCTTAAGATTAGGAATATTAACAACAAAGTTAAACTCTTCTGTCGTACTACGGCCAGTATCGTAATCAAAGGTATTAGCAGATGAATCTTTGGTATCTAATACTCGAAGGGTTACTTTACCATCTTGACCAATGATTGATAACTCAGTATGGCCAAGAACTGCGGCTGCTTTACGAATAGCACCAAGATCTGTATCAGATAACGATAGCTTGACGTCAGAAGAAGGCATGGTGATGTCTTTCTGAGGAGCAGTTAGGATTGAAGGATCCGAAAAGAAGTATCGGATTTTTGAACTACCACCAATGCTAGAAATAATAGCAGAGTTTTGATCAAATTCAATCTGTGGAGATGCTACTAAGTTTAGAACTGAAAGAAATTCATTCAAGTCGTAGATACCCATTTCAGAAGGAAAGTCTTCTGCGATAGTGGCTGAAGCAAGGATATTCTTAGCTTCGGCGATAGTTTTGACTACGCCACCTGGACGTAATACTACGTTTGGGTTAATTGTTGCAAAGTTTCTAAGAACTGCTATTGTCTGATCTGAAATGCTAATGCTCATTATAAAGTTACCTATTAGTTTAGTGTTATATATTATAACATATTTTGGGTTAAATGTAAACTACTTTTCAAAGTTATCATCGTGAATACTTAATGCGATTAAAGCATAATGTAATATCTTTAATAGATCTTTACGGTTATGACCTTCTTTCTTACCATATCGCTGAGTGTACTTGAGGACATTGCCTAATGTAAACCCTAAGCCATGGTCGCAATCAATGATGAACTCAGTTGATTGGAATTTATTCTTAGAGTAATGACCACTATAGGTTGAATCAATATAGTCTTTAAACTCTGCAATTAGTGGACCTTCGTTAAACTTATATGGTACTCGTACGAGATCGCGGTCGGGAAAGGTGTCATATGAAGCGCCAGTAGATTTAAAGAATTCATCCCAACCGAGCTTATCGCGAAGTTCAGAAGTATTATAAGTCAACTCACCTATGCCATCCATAACTGGAAAACCAGGATCATCTTCTGGATTCGCTAATGTTTTTGCCATTGCCTGATTTGCAACTTGTACTACTTCGTTTTCTAAAGTTAACGCCCATTTGCGATCAGCGTTATGCTGTTCACTTGCTTCATCCCATTCTTTTGGGCTAGCATCATTTAACGTCTTTCTCTTATCAGTCATAACTGACTCCTATATAATAATTAATTGTTTCTAGAACGGGGCTTCGCTATCAGCGAATGGGATAACAATTTCCTCTTCACCAGTTGTTTCCATATTAGCGTCAGCATCGATCTTAGTGTACAAATCTAAGAATGCTTCGCGGGTATCGTCATCAAATCTAGCGATACACAAATCGATAGACTTTGCTCTATCTTTAAAGATAGAATAGGTTTTTGCAATATGACATAATCGTCGAGTAGAGATAAGTTCATCAACACCGTCATCTTGAAATGTCTTACGAATAATTTCGCTCCAAATAACTAGCTTATCAGCAAACTCTTCGTCAGTATGTCCAAATGTGTCCATATGTTTGATCAAAATCTTCTTTTCAGTTGCTTTAGATGGATACTCTTGATCAATAGTAATAGTGAATCGTTCTAAGAACGCATCATCAATAACAGTGGCAGCAACGAATCGACCATCTTCTGAACCTTTGCCTTTAGTATTAGCTGTCGCGATAATAGTAAAACCATCAGCTGGTTGGATCAATTCGCCTGTCTTTTTAATCAAGACTGGCTTACCTTCTAAGACTCCCTGTAGACACATAATCTTATTAGTTGCTCGATCAATCTCATCAAGGAGAAGCACTGAACCTGACTCCATAGCCTTGATTACTGGACCTTTAGCAAATACAGTTTCACCAGCAACTAAACGAAATCCACCGATTAAATCGTCTTCATCAGTCTCTGGATTAATTTGTACTCGTAAGCATTCTCTCTTAGCTTTAGCGCAAGCTTGTTCTACCATAAATGTTTTACCATTACCAGATAGACCAGATATGAATGTAGGAAAGAACATTTCAGTTTTAATAATAGACAACACATCTTTAAATGCACCAAATGGTACATAGTTGCTATCTACTTGAGCAATGTTCACAGTATTTGAAGATACAGAACTAACCATTCTCATCACATTTTGAGTCTGGACTTCTGATGCTGGTGATACAACATCAGACGTTGAATTAGATACTACAGCGTTCTGACTTTTACCATCAGATGTTGAAAATAAACTTGACAAGCTGTAAGTACCCTTTCGGACGCGCAGTTCAGAGCAACAGATTGGACCCCAATCTTTACCACCAAGTCCCATATCATGCGCACATTGTTCAATTATACCTTTACGAAATTCTAATTGATCTGGATAGCGAGATTGTAGCTCATTAACAATAGCTTGACTGCTTGATGATAGTACCATAATGTAGTTTCTCATTTCATTTTAAGATAGGGTAATTATAACACAAAACCGAAGCTTTGTAAACGATTATTTGCATTATTTTTTGTAAATATTAACATATGGCTCTGGCGAAGCTTTCTAATAGTACTTTGTTTGTTTTCTTACCCTTTGCATACTTTCCAAAGGCATTTTTGATCTGGCCTGGCTTTGCATCTGTCTCTACCTCAAAGTTTGATTCTACTGATAACGCGGTTCCACTTTTCACTATGAAGTAGTTATCATAACCGTAGCACTTAGTAATAGTTACGCATTTCTTCTTGTTATACTCCTTAGATGCTTTCTTCTTAATTTGATCATTAGTACCATGATCCCATGATAGTTTAGAATCTTTACTATGCATAGCACCAACAACACGGTAGTTAAAATTACTACTACCAGTTGAAACAAAGAATCCTAAGGATTCGATTCCAATTTGTGTTTTAATTGATTCTAAGATCTTAGTTGTTAGTTTTCTGTCTTTAATAGAAGCAAAGATCGATTGTCTAGGACCACGAGTTGTAACATCACCATATGTTTTAATTTCATCACTTCCGACTTTAAGTATTATATCAGTGCTGTTATATTTCTGTGCAATCGTTGCTGCTGTTTCTGCTGAAGAATTATCATCTCGATCATAACACCACATTGAGCTAAGCTGAGCAGCGTCGCCGTCACATAATGTAACCAATGTTAGTTTCTGTATTCTGTGTTTAGCTTTAAAATTAATCATAAGGCTTCTAGAAGCCATAAGAGCTTGGTTAAACGGAGTAGCACCAAGACTTTCCTTGTGTGGAACTATAGAATTAGCAATGTATCTTAGTTCTCTTACTTTGTGTATAAGACCCGAAGTATCAGCCTCAGCCTTATCATGTGTAGTATAGGTATAAACTACACCCTTATATGCAATATATTCAAGTGCAGAGGCCATGTCTTTAGAGTTAAGATCTGAACTTGCTAATTCGACTAAAGAACATGACATAGTATCAGGACTTAATACTGATACTTCATGGCGCTCTGTGTCATTACCAGTTGTAAATCCGTATAGTTTAAAAGGAATATTAGTTGCTCGACAAAAGCAAATTAGAGTTAATGTTTGTTCAATAACCTCAGATAGTATTTGCTGCATTGAACCAGATAGATCTAAAAGCATAAACAAGCCATGATTCTTAGCATCTGCCTTTATGTTTAATGACGAGAATATGTCCTCGTTATATCGATATGAAAACAACTTATTAACGTCAAGGGTTCCTCTATTAGCAGTCGCTGATCGCTGATATTCATATGCTGCTTTTCGTGCTTCAAATTCCCTAACCGCAGGTTGCACATTCTTATTATATTCTTTAAGTTTAGTCTTCGTGTATTGCTTCAAACATGACTTTATCTCTGTAACTCTGAATGGCTTATTAGCGTTAGCTTCTTGTTCAAGTCGAGCCTGTTTAATTTCAGAATATGGTACTATGATTTTAGTTAAATCGTTTTTGTTATAGTCTTCGAAGGCAAATATCATGTTGCCCGCTTTGTCGGTATTTATAAATTTGTCTTCATTATTTCTAAAATTAGCGTCTGTTAACGACTCATATGATTTCTCTTCTCCATCTAAGTCACCGTAACCAGTTGTTGAACCATCTGTCCCATTTGAACCAACTTGACCTTGACCTTGACCTTCGCGTTCGTCGACGCTCATTCCCTGACTGTCGCCATCATCTTCATTTTCTTGTTCTTCTTCAGGTTGACTTTCTCCAGAATCATCTGAATCTTGATCCTTATCTTGATCGCTATCGCCTTCTTGTTGATCACTGCTTTCTAGTTCGCCACTACCATCAGTCTGTTCTTCGCTATCTTCAGGGTCATCTTGTTCATTCTTATCTTCATCTTCATATGCAACTACATCTCTAACTAAATTACATACGTCTTCCCATGTTTGATTAGTTAATGATCTATTAAATAGAATTTGCTCTTCGTCGTTGAATGGAACATCAAGTCGACTTCCTAATTTAGCTTTAAGATTCATTCGATCAATAAGTTTCATTGAAGGAACCATAGCAGGATCTATATCTCCAAATACTCCGTCATGAAATAACGAAGTATAACCTTTAGAAAAGCAACTTACCAAACCTGGATAGTCTCGCTGAATAAATCGTTCGATACGAGCATCTTCAATAACGTTCAAATAAGGCTTAGGACAGCCTTTTACCATTTCGTTATTTGCATGGAAGCCTTCTTCTGGAGTGTATAATGCATGACCAACCTCATGACCAACCAAAAGATCATATACGTTTTTACCCATATCTTTCCAATTGGGTAGACCTAATACTCTATGCTTTACGTCAAACCAAGCAGATGAGTAGTTACCACTCTGAATGGTAATGTCCTCTTTAGCTAGTAGTTTAGCAAGGAGTGGGTTAACTTTATATGACATATTAGATTCTCATGTTGATTTAATAAGATAATTATAAACCATCTATCACGTGATGTAAACAATTATTTTGATTATAGTGAGATCATTTAGGTATATTAACTGATGTCTATATAACCTTAGGGAATATGAGTTTAGCACAGTAACAGAGCTAAATCTTAACAGTAGAATTGCCATCCGGAGTGAGTAATTGTATGATATATTGTCAAATATGGTGACCAGGGTGACATATTTCACTCATTTTAGTGTATATGTTATTGAATCGGTTAGATATTTACCAGATGTGCACGCCTGTGCACCGGAGTATTTGATTTGAGTATACATATTGCTTTGACCAGGCGTGAATATCAGGATCACTTAAGTCTAGAGAAGTTTTGATCCTTAACAAACTCAATTTTAGATCTGAACTTGTTCTCTAATATATCGCCTTTATGTGATATAATGAACACGTTAGAACCATCTTCGAGAGTAGCTAAGATTTTGGTTAGATTCTCAACACCTTCAACATCTAGACTAGAGTCAAACGTCTCATCTAGAATAAGAAGGTTTGTGTTAGCACTGTTCTTCATCTGAGCAATCTTTCTCCAAGTAAATAATAGAGATAGATCGATACGTTGTTTCTCACCTTCAGAGAAAGATGAATAGTTAAACATATCTCTGTGTCGAGATTTGATTGTTTCGTTAAAGCTTTCATCTAAGTTAAATGCAACGAAGAAGTCTAATACTTGTAGATATTGATTAACCAATTGATTCATAACAGGCAAATATTGCTTAATAACTTTAGTCTTAATACCAGTATCTTTAAGCATCTCGGCCAAAGCATCATTATAAGCTCTATCTTCTAGCTGTTTAAGCTTGCGTTCGAGTGTATCGTTCTTGTCGCTACGTAGTTCATCATAGTCGCCTTGAGCTTCTGACATATCGTCAGACTGATTAGATAAAATAGAAATCTCTTCTTGTGTACGACCAATCTGTTCTTGAAGAAGGGATACTTTTTGGTTATTAGCTAAGATTAATGATTGAGATTCTTTAAGTTTAGCTAACTTAAACTGAATAGTACCATTAAGATTTGTAAGCTTATTTAGCTCCTTTGCTAATCCTTGCTTAGCTAATTGAATCTCTTGAGCTGAATCTTTGATCTCAGAAACCTTAGAGTGTTTAGTATCTTGGCATATTTCTTGATCACATGTTGGACATTCATTATTTTCTTCGTAGAATCTACTTTGTTTAACTAAGTCCTTTGCCTTCTTGTTAAACTGATTGTCAAACGTATTTAATTCAGCTACCTTTATCTGATTGCTGTTAAGATTAGATTCTTCTGAAGCAAGCAACTCATCTAAATTCTCACCAAGTTTTGTGGATTCAGAAATAAGTACTTCAATTTCTGTTCTGCTAGATTCAATATTCTCTTGTTTTTGATCGATTTGATCTGCATTCATCAACTCAATGTTTGTGATATACTTCTTCTGAGCATCGATTTTAGTATTCAATAGTTCAATCTGATGTGTTAATGATTGAATTTGTTCGTTAGTACGAGTTTGTCGTTCTTTAAGTAAACCTTTCATCTTAGTGAATATATTAATATCTAATAGATCTTCAATAACTTCACGTCTTTCACCAGCACGTAATGCCATAAAGGGAATAAACGAACTAGATCCCAATACAACAACTTGGTGGAATGACTTATGGTTTAACTTAAGGATATTTTGTTCTAAATACTTTTGGTAATCTTTAACGCTAGACGACTGATTAACTAACTGTCCAGCTTGGTAGATTTCAAACTTGCCTGGTTTAATTGAACGATAGATTCTAAAGTCAACATTACCAACGTGGAATTCTACTTCAACTTCACATCGTTTCTTATTGATAGAGTTAACTAATTGATCTTTCTTAATGTCGCGGTGAGGTTTACCAAACAAACCAAACGACAAAGCGTCTAGTAGTGTCGATTTACCTGCACCGTTTTGGCCTACGATTAAAGTTGTAGGAGATTTGTCTAATCTAACGGTGGTAAACTTATCACCAGTAGACAGAAAGTTGCGCCATTTAACAGATTTAAAGATAATCAATTTAAGTTACCTATACTAGTTCTAAGTTTTGAGCTTCAGTATAAAGCTCTCTAAGTTTAGCCTTTAAACTATCGCTATCTAAGTCAGTCGACACAGCATCGACATATGTATCTAATAGCTCTTTTGTATCTTCTAATGAAACCTTGTTATCTTGTATATTTTCGCCTGCATATTCTTCAAAGTTCTCAGCAATCTTAAGCTCGTGTATTGGACGAGACTGGATACCATCAACAAACTTATCAAAACCATATAGGTCTTTCTTATTTACTACAATTAGTTTAACAAACTTGTGATCAAACTGAGTAAGATCTACTTTGCTATAATCATTGTTTACGTCATCCCAATAGAACTTTTTAAATATAGTAATTGGGTTTAGTACTGGAGTAACTACACGAGTCTCAGTATCAAGTACGTGAAAGTACTTAGGATCATCGACATCATTCCAAGTAAACTCCATCTGAGCACCGAGATAGTGAATGTTACCATTGCTCGACTTAGTATGAAAGTGACCTGACATTACAGTCTCAAATCGTTTAAATATCTCTGTAGTCATGCCATGAGGATTCGGCATACCAGGATATAAGTCAAAACCCATAAGCTCTAAATGAGCTCCAAGAAATGGTGCTTTACATTTCTTTATAAAGTCAGTGTATTCTTTATAGTTCTCGTTATTAATCCACGGAACAGCAGCAACGCTTAGACCATCGTAATCTAAGACTGTTGGCTTCATGATGATGTTTACATTGTTCTTAAAATGACCAAGGAGTTCTTTAAGTGCACATAAGTCATTAGTATTCTTGTAAAACACATCATGGTTACCAGGAATAATATCCATAGAGATACCATTATCACGTAATGGCTCTAAGAATACTTTACGGTTATGATTCAATGCTTTAAAATTAACAAATTTGCGATGCTCGTAATAGTCACCTAGATGCAAGATGTTAGTGATATTATTTTCTTTCAAATACGGAAAGAAGATCTCACTATAAAATTGCTCTTGGTAATCAAGGAATATATCGCTTGAATTACGTGCACCACAATGTGTATCAGAAATAATAGCTACTTTCATGATTTAGTCTCGTTTAAGTCCAAAATCCTCAGATTCATCTAAGTCATCTAAGTTATCAAAATCGTCAAAACTCATAAACTCTTCTAAACGCATCTTCTTAGCTGGTGGCTTACCCTTCTTAGAATCTGCATAGTCTTTAATGATTGTATCATTTGCTCGTATTGCACTAATTCTTTCTTTCAGAATATCGATATATGCTTGGGTGTCATTATCCATATCTTCACCCATTTCACTATATTCAATAAACTTGTCAATGCCGACTTGATCAATATATTCCCACTTTAGATCAGACTGCTTCTTCTCTTTAGTGATTCGACGAATAAACGCGAAATAGCATATCTGAGTAAAGTAAGCAAATGCATTAGGCTTACCTGTACGAGTAGCTGCTTCTATATTGTAGTTACCAATAGCCTTTAGACAGTTTTCAACACCATCCATAACCATTTCTTCTTTGTAAGTGTATCGTATAAAGTTTGGCTTATGTGATAGACCATTAGAGATCTTAAGAAAACATTCAGCAATGTATCGAGTTACGACTGGGGCTTCTTCACCTTTTGATATCGCATCATTCATTGAAGCTACGTAATCTACAACAGCATAAGAGAAATCTCTGTTGTTGACGTAATGTGGTTTTTCACGTGGTTTAAGTTTATCGCCCATATTTTAGTTTTCACTATATATTGAATTAATGTATATTATATCATACTGGTACGGAAATGTAAACAAAAAGAGTGAAATGTGGTGAATTAATTTGACCGATAGCCGTTTTGCGTTTTCGGTGTAATGATTGTTAGTATTACATAAAGTTAATGAAAATAAGTGAAAATAAACGTTTACAAAGGAGGGTAACTATGTTATAATAGATTTCTTGATCTTAATACTGATTGATTATGTCCATGATCAGTTAGTATTGAACCTATCATGCTTTATCTTGAAGGAGGGAATGGTGGTGGTAGATGGATGTAATACCGGATACAGTAGTTACATATATCAGTACATACAGCATAGCTGTATTGCAGCGTAGCTGCAAGAGTATAGGTTACTGTAGTATCATATGTTATGCAGCGACAATATTATTTATCAATGCACCGTATCGTTAGCTGAGCACGTACTTAAAGCATCATACTCTGTACGACTATTATTTACTAATGTACTCTTATGTTTACCATATTCTACAGAGTATCCTAAGTAAGTATTCTTAACGTTCTCGTCAACTTCACAGTGACAAATTACTGATTCTCTTGGTATCGTAAAAAGCTTACCACTACCAAATCCAAACCATTCTTCTAATGAATACTCTAACTCGTTCTCTGCGTTCATTTTAGGTATTAAAGTGTATGGTCTTTCAATCATATAATTGCCATCGTTATCACTTACTACGTGACATATGATCTCTTCACAGCTAATCAGCTTAAAATGTCTAATATCTACTTCGTTCATATTTTAATCTCAAAAATCTTATATTTGAACTGTTCCGTAGTATATATCTGAATGCGTTTCCCTGCATGTTTAAGTGTATAGTTCTTTGTCGATTTCCAATGTAGATCATCAGCTATATCAAATACCTGAGTATCACGACCATCATCAGATTTCCGTAAACCACGTCCAATACTCTGTAAAACACGAACTTGAGATTTAGATGGACTTGCAAATATAATGTTATGCAATCTACGAATATTTATACCTGTCGAGAAAGTGCCTACCGAGGCAACTATGATCGCTCCATCTGATTCTTCTGTTATTGCTCGTATAGCTTCTCTAGTCTCTACGTCAGTCTCACCAGATACATAGTACACTTTCTTCCTAGTATTCATACCTTCTAATTTTGTTTTAAGCATTTCATGTAATGGTTTACCATGCTTCTCAACGTAATTAAAAAGAATAAGAGTATTGCCTTCTTGATCTAATGCTAAATTTGTTATAAACTGATTACGCGGTTCATATTGTACTATAAAGTCCAGCTCTTGTTGGTACTTCATTTTTGATACTTCTCTACAGTACTCATCATCGTACTTAAGAAGCAATACGCTGATATCTAAATCAGCTAACGCATGATCATCCATCAATTTCTTAGTTGTAGTTACCTTATATACAGGTCCAAACAAACCTTCTAGTACTAATTGATTAATCTGTGCGCCATCTAACGTACCAGTCGTACCAATGCGATACTTAGCATTATGACATTTTTCCAATATAGAGGTAAGAGATTTTGCTTTAAAGTTATGGGCTTCATCACCGATAACCATACCAAAGTCTTCAAACCATGGAGTTCTTTCTTTGTAGATAGACTGCCATGTGCTTATAATAACTCTATTCTTGATATTATATTTATCTTTACCGCCGTATATCTTATAGCATTGATCTTCAACATTCCATCCTGAGTCAGTTGCCGAATAGTCAGCAAAGTCACTGTACATTTGTTCTACAAGAGATGTTGTAGGTACTATCAATAACACATTGCCATCATTTGCAGCTAAGAATTCTCTCATACATAGATAAATGATTAATGATTTACCTGATGCTGTTGGTGATAATAGCAAAGATTGCTTCTGTTCCATAGCATGAGTAACTGCTACTTGCTGATAATCTCTAGGTTCTATCACTGTTCCTTGAGCAGTTAGTGCAATTTCGCTCAATAAGTTATCAATATCAAACACTTCTTCAGTGTCTGGACGACCATAGAATGAGTTATCTTCTACGACGAGATCGTACTGACGAACATCTGCAAACTCTTTTATATACTTAAAGAGACCAGCATATATTGTTTTAGCTCTAGTATCGAATAATCTAATCTTACCATCCCACATCTTATTGCGATATGCTGGCATAAATTTGTAACCATCAACGTAGAAACAAAAATGCTCAGACAGTTCCATCTGGATACCGGAGTCGGTCTCTATTTCTAAGAATACATGATTCTTTTTCTTTACAATAATTTTATCCATTAAGCACCACTAGTGAATTTAACCCAGTCAACAGCATTTCTAATACTCTGATGCCGCCACTTTATTGATTCCATAATTTCTTTAAGTGTCTCGACAATTAGTTTGAGATACTCCATTTTAGAATCTAGTTCTTGAATATGAGGATCAGCATCGTACATACGATTCATATCACCCTTAAGAACTGATAAACCATTCAATGGATCATATGGCCAACCAAGATCATCGATCTCTTCTTTTGATAGTTTACCATTATAATGCAGCCACTTGTTTTTAAGCAGAACCTTCATCTCGTTATCAGACTTCTTATACCTAAGCTTAGCCAAAGTATAGATCTCTAAATATTTTCCATGCAGTTTAGCAGAATCTCGAGAAGCTTCATCATAATTCATCTCATCAATCTTACTATCTCTCTTCCACATTTCTAAGATCTGTTCTAAATCAAGTGGGTTTGCCATATATGTTCCTCAATAAGTAGATTATAATATTATTTATATCACTTCAAAATATGTGAATTTGAACGTGGCTGTTGCCTGTAGATATTCAACATCGCTTGTGCCAGCATCAAACTCTAAAGCATCTAAATTAGTTGGAAATAATCCAGTAAATCTAACAGTCTTTGATGAATTATTATGACTTGTAAGTATATGCAAAGTCGCATCAGATCTCAAATCATCGTCTGATTGAGCTAACGAGTGCATCCAATTAAAGACTTCTAAGTAGTTATCCATATCTTCAGTTACACTAAAACGAATGCTCAGTGTATCAAAATTGATGCGATCGCCTGGTTCTGCGTAGTTAACAGACTTATATGAACTTGCAGCTTCAGATAGCGAAAGACTTGGAAGAGTTACAGCATTGGCAAAGTACTCTAAATTTGGATAATTTGCAACTTTTAATCTAAATCCAACAGGACTCAATAGATTCTTATTGCATGTAAGTGTTGTTGACATTGTAATCACCGTTATGTATTAGTTCATTATTATTTATACACGGATCCGAGGCAAAAGAAAGGGCAGCCGAAGCTACCCTTCTTTATGTAACTATTACTTATTAAGTAATTTCGAAATTACGCACCCGATACAGAAAGGATGTTAGCAACTTTGAAAGAACGGAAGTAAGTATTTTGACGAACCGCACCAGATACGAATGGGTTAGCAACTTTACCGTAACGAGTCTTGAAACCAATTTTTGGTTGGAAGGTCGAAGGATCAACTGCACGAACCATAGTTAATGGAACGTAAGGGCAGTAGAAGTAACCAGCATCGTATGGGTTAGTACCACGATAGCCAACAGTAACATAATCGATACCAGCATATGGATCAACATATACTTTAATACGACCGTTAAGAAGACCAGCGAAAGTGTTACCAGTAACATCTACTTGTAACTCATTACCCATAGCAGGTGTGTAGTCTAATACGCCTGAAGCAGCAAGAGCAGAAGCAACATCAGAAGAAACGATAACGAAGTTACCTTTACCACGACGAGTTGCTTTAGCGATAGCGTTAGCTTCAGTTTCAATTTGCATGATTAATGCTTTGAATTTCTCTGCAGACCAGCGACCATCAGCATCAGTTGAAAGATCGAAAGTACCGTTTGCAGCAGTGTTAGCGCCAGTAGCACCAAGAACAGCTTGAACATTGATATCGCGAACGATTTCACGGTTGATTTCAGAAAGAATTTCAGCAGATAAGATATTTGCTAATTCAGCTTCAGCGTCTAAACCATGAACAGCTTTAAGATCTTGAGCTAATTCCATAGTGTATTCAGCTTTAAGAGCACGAGTAGTAGCAGTTACAGTAGTCTTGTCGATGCTGAAACCCATTTCGTTAGGGTTAACTGCTTCGCCAGTTGCTGTTGCCATACCTTGACCAGTAACAAATGCATCATTGATGCCGTCAGCTGGAGTAGTATCAGTACCACCGAATGGATCATCTCCACCGTGTGCCACAGCAGTATCACCAGAGAAACCAGTATCAGCTTCGTTGAATAATGCTTCATCACCATCAGTAACGCCAGAATCAGTAGTTTGGTACTCAGACTTCATAGCGAAGATAAGACCAGTAGGACCACTCATTGGTTGAACGCCAGCAATATCATAAGCGATAAGGTTAGGCATTGCACGTCGTACTAAAGAGATAAGTACTGGATCAAATCCACCAGTAGCTTGGCTAGGTGAAGAGTCAGCAGATACTGTATCTTCGTTTAAAGAAAATGAACCATGAGAATTGCTTTCTTTAAGAGCGATTTCTTGGTTTTCTAATAACTTTGCAGTTACAGATTTTTTGTATTTATCAGCAATCGCAGGTGCGTCGCCATGATCAAGGACTGGTGCCCATTTTTCAGTTAAGTTTTGATTTCCACCGAACATAATGTTCTCCTAATAGGAATATTTAATTAAATTGTTAAGTTTGTCGACTAACAGGTATATTTATACCTACTTAGTCTTTGACATTGCTGTCATGTATCGAGCCATATCACCAGATACTGTAACTACGTCTGCTACGTCTTCTGAGATCAATTCAACTTCAGATGTTGTTGAATTATCGCCAGCGAAGAACGATTCTTTAACTGTCTTAGCTTTCATTTCGAAAGATTCAGCGTCAGAGTAATCTACATCTTCTAATAAAGAAGCTAGTTTTTCGGCTTCTGTTGTGGCTAGACCTTCAGATTGACGACGAACGATATCTGAACGAGTACTTTCTTGTACTTGACCAAATAATGCTACGTTATCTTCTGTGGTTTTATTTAACTGTTCTTCTAGCTCATTGACTTGGTCAGTTAATTCATCAACTAAGTCAACTTTACCTTCAGGTACAGAAACATAATGCTCTTTAAACACAGTTTGTAATGAAGTCATAAAGTCTTCAGCAATCTCAGTGCGTAAACCACCTTCAATAGCCAAAGCATTTTCAGTCATCCAAGTATCAACCGCATAGCTTAAGTAAGCATCTACTTTTTCTACGAGGTCAGTTTTGAATGATGCAACTTCTTCTTCAAGTTGGACAGCGCTTTCAGCTTCAATACGAGCAACTTCTTCAGTTAACTCAGCGTTGAAAATTTCAGCTGCTTTCTCTTTGAATTCTTCTGAAAGAACTTCGTCATCATCGATAGCAGATTCAATAGTATCTTCAGATACAACTGACTCAGCTTCAACTGCTACGTCTTCCTTTCTTACCATTGAAGCATAAATTTTCTTAGCTTCATCAGTATTTGCTTTCTTTAACATGTTAACTGCGGCGTTTAAGATACCAGCTTTGGTTGATGGTACTGCATCTTCATCGACTTCATCTTCGTCTTCGTCTTCTTCATCATCTTCGTCTTTATCAGACGCTTCAGATACGACTTCAACTTCGGCAACTTCTTCGATTTCTTCTGCAACCATTTCCTCGGCAGGAGTCTCAGCAACTTCTTCGGCTACGTCTTCAACAGTATCTTCCGATACAGTTTCTTCAGTAACTTCAGCTTCAACTTCAACAGTATCTTCTGCAACGACTACTTCTGTCTCTACAGCTTCAACCAGATCGGTCTCAACAGCTTCGATGTCTTTATTTTCTAAATCAGACATATAACTCTCCTAAGAGTTTTTAAGTTTAGAGAGGAAAGTTTGAAATGCTTTAATCTCAGTCTCGGTCGAATGACCAGCTGGAGCATTTTTAATTTCAGTCTCAATTAATTCAATTTCTTGAGGTTTAAGGATACCATTATCCCAGATCCAATCTACACCTTCCATTATACCATTAACAAAAGCTTCTGGTGCTGACGGATCTTGTACAATGTCTATAGTGGCAAGATGAAAATCCTTACCAACATATGTGTTACCATCCTTACGACGCTCAAGACTACCCATACCACGACTTGATACACCAAGCTTAACACCACCTTCAAGAAGACCTTCAACGATCCGGCCCATAGGAGTTTTAAGAATTGATGCTTTTCCTATAATATCACTACCATCAAAATACAGGTCAGTGATCTTATGTGAAACTTTATCCAAGTTAATTGAAGGACCTTCTGGGTGATTTAATTCACCAACAGCTCGTCCTGTCATAACTTGAGTTGTAATGTATTTTTGAACAGCGGATTTCATTACTTCGCTTTCATAAATACGACCATTACGATTCTTTTTATCTGCTTGCATGAATACGCCTTCAATAGCATATGACTTGCCAGCATCTGTGTCTTCAGTGAGTACGTTATAATCACTTTCAACGAATTCCGATATCATCTTCATTATTATTATTCCTTATCCTTAATCTTCAACGTCAGTAGACTCAGACTGAACAAATACTGGACCATTCATAATCTCAGTAGTTGCGGCTCTAACAGCAGATCTCGCTACTGTTAATTCCTTAATAGCATCAGAGTACGCTTTCACTGCAAGGTCTCTTTTCTTGCTAACGCTCTTAATATGAGAAACCATCTTTTTATTTTTAGCTGGATCATCAGGTTTAAATGAATGGTTAGGAAAGTCAGCCAACGCAGCAATTGCATCTTGAATTTCATTAACACCTGACGCAGTATCTACTTTCTTAATAGTATCAACAAGCTTCTTTGTTGTTAATACTTTTTTGCCTTCTTCGAGCTCAACAGCTTGAGGTTTAGCAGATTCACGTAAATCTTTAAATGACTTCATTACAGTTCCTTGTCTATTTCGGCTTCAGTATTACCATACATATTACTAGCGATTTCGATCTTTTGCGCATCTAATGCACCAGATACTTTATCACCAAGAGCTAGATCAAAACTAGCTTTAGCCTTGGCAGTATCACCATTAGCTAAATCGTTAATAAGATTTTCAATAGACATACGTTACCTCGTTATATTTATTTATACTAGACGTCCAGATCATCTAGATCGTCTTCTGGTTCTTCGGCCTTTTCTTTTTCCATTTGAGCATTCATTACTTCGATTTCATCATCGCTCTGTTGAAGTACGTTCTTACGAACCCAATCTCTAGAAACGTACTGACCAACATATTCATCTAAAGTTGCAAGCATTTCGAATCGCTCTCTACGAATCTCGTTAGTCTTAAGTTCAGCGAAGTGGTTATCTTCAATAAAGTTAAAATTAATGTTAGACCTAAATTCTTTCCAATCTTTTTCTGTGATAACACCTTTAAGTAACAGCTGTGTTTTCAGTAACTGCAAGAATATACTAGAAAAACGAGTGCGTAGTCTATCAACAAACTTCTTGAATTTAACTTCGTCTCTGTTTATCTCTGATGCTCGACCTAATGCAAACGTAGAATCTTGTTCCATGCGACTAACCGGAACATTTAAAGATCTATACAATCGCTTCTGGAAATAGACAATATCATCTATTTGTCCTAGGTTTTCACCACCAGGTAGTGTAGAAATCTCAGTACCTCTACCACCTTCTCGTCTTGGTAAGAAGAAATCTTCTAACATAGACATATGTTTCTTATCATTCTGCATTTCGCCAGTGTTCGCATCATATACTAGTTTGTTACGATACTGGTTCATAATACCACGTAAATATTCTTCAGCCTTACCTTTCTGTAAGTTACCAACATCAATATAGAATATACGACGTTCTGGTGCTCGTGATATACGATAGATTACTAATGAATCTTCCATCATACGAAGCTGATTTACTGGTTTAACTGCCTTATGTAAATACGAAAGAGTGCGTTTGCGACTAGCATCAGTAACACCTGAAGTACAATAAGCAATCGCGTCTTTCTTAATCTTTAATCCTTCTTTAGCTTCTGGTGAATCTTTATAGATGTAGTAGTCATTATTGTCTACGTATACTTTAGCACCAGTCTTAGGATCATTTTCTTCAGTAACTTCTTTTACCTTGCTGAGTTTAGTCGGATCAATATACCGTAACTCTTTAATGCCAGCTTTCTGATTAGCATCGTCTATCATAATATGATATGGTAAGCGACCATCGACATACCATTTACGGAATATATCGTGACCAAACAGATTGAAGTCCATTAACTCCAATACTGTATCAAATTCTTGTCTGATAATCTTTTTGATTTTATCTGAGACGTCTACCGCATCAAGTACGATATTTACAGGTTGATCTTTATCACCTACAATTGATTCATTAACTATATCTTCTATTGCTCCATCACATTCAGGATGCATAGCAATGTCACGATATTTACGAATCATATCGCGATCAGATTTAGCCTTATCTCCGTCTAAGTCAACGTAAGAACCAAAATGAGAACCACCACCGACAATAGTACCAGTAGCATCTTCTTCTGTCTTAGGAACAAAGGATGCAATATCCTTTTCCTTATCACCTTTACGTTTTATATCGAAGCCAAAAAATGTTGCCATTGTAATCTCCATTAGCAAGAGGGCTAGACGATTCTAACCCTCTGTACTAAATTATTTATACAACCCTACGAAGTGACTCCGGTCGCTTCCCAGTATTGTACTTGAAGCTCAACTGTAAATTCTTCGATAGTGTTCTCAGAATCATAGCTAAGATCAATAGCTCCTAAGTTAGTTGGGAAAGTACCACGGAAGTCATAAGACTTAACCACTGTACCGTCTTTAGC